CTCGTTTAGACTATCCCCGGAATATTGTGGTTGCGTGGGTGAAGCATCACCGTCCTTGTTTGTGTCACCCTGATCGTAGGGTCCTAGGTATTTGTGTAGGTGTAGGTCCGTGCCTCCCACGGTGAACATCTCTCGGATGTTGCGATCGAAGAACTTGTAGTCGTTGCCCTTTTCAGGCTTAAAAATGGATAATCTTGGCATATCATACATATTTATTGCCTAGGCAATGACTATAAATATGAGTATGTCAGAACTACAAACAGGACAACAGGAAATTTTCGACTACGTCAAGAACAATCTCGGTGACGGGATGATTGACGTTGAATTAGACCCAAAACACTATCAAACGGCACTGGAAAGGGCTGTGAACAAATTCCGACAGCGATCTTCAAATGCTGTTGAAGAATCATATGCGTTCTTAGAATTGAAGAAAAATCAGAACACCTATATCCTACCAGATGAGATCATAAACGTGAGGAATCTGAACAGGAGGACCGTGGGCTCAAGGACCGAAGGTGGTGAAGGTGGAACATTGTTTGAACCATTCAACTTGGCATACACAAACACATATCTTCTAAGGGCAGGTGCAACAGGCGGTTTGGCAACCTACTACGCTTTCGCATCATACCAAGAACTGGTTGGCAAGATGTTTGGTAGTTTCATACAGTTCCATTTTGACGTGGCGACTAAGAAATTGACAATCACTCAAAGACCCAGGGCAGACGATGAGACAGTGCTGATGCACACAGACAACTACAGACCAGACATAACACTGTTCAAGGACATCTATTCAAAACCATGGATCAGAGATTACACACTGGCTGTGTCTAAAATCATGCTAGGTGAAGCGAGAGGCAAATTCAACACCATCGCGGGACCGCAGGGTGGAACGACACTGAACGGTGATGCATTGAAGCAAGAAGGCCAAGCGGAAATTGACAGGCTGGAAGCGGACATTGGAAATTTCCAAGAAGGTGGAACACCACACAGTTTTGTTATTGGTTAATTGGCCAAGATCTCCATTTAAATACCCTGCAATGAAAAATTCCAAATACAAGAAATACTCTGACCTCTCACTGGATGAACTGGAAAAGTTGGTAGAGGAGTTGGAAATAATGAGCATAAAGGCGTTGAAAGAACGCAAGAAGACATTGAGAGCATCCATATTGAGATCCGTGAGAAAAGCAATCAAAGAGATTGAAAAACGTCTAAAAAAATAGTATAATAATACTATGCTGATAGGTGTAGTAGGTTTGATAGGTTCTGGAAAAGGCACTGTGTCTGATAGACTGGTGGAAAAACACTGCTATCAAAAAGACAGTTTTGCAAAAAGTCTCAAGGATGCCGTGGCATCAATGTTCAATTGGGATAGGTCCTTATTAGAAGGAGACACAGAATCAAGCAGGCAGTGGAGAGAACAACCAGACGCTTTCTGGAGTGAGAAATTTGGCAGGCCCACAACGCCAAGATGGGTGTTGCAGTACTTTGGAACGGAAGTCATGCGTGGCCAGATGTACGACGGCATCTGGGTGGACAGTTGCATTGGCAGATACAAGGGCCAAGACACAGTGATAGCAGACACAAGATTCCCCAATGAAGTCAAACAGATCAGGGCACACGGTGGCAAGATCATACTGGTCAAAAGGGGTCAGGATCCCGACTGGTTTGTCAATTACACCGAGGGGAACATAGAACCCAAGGGCATACATAGTTCAGAATATGCCTGGGCAAAGGAAGAGTTTGATTTCGTCATAGAGAACAATGGAACAAAAGAAGAACTATACACCAAGATAGACGCTCTAATCGTCAGCAACAAGATCTCCAACACGCCATCCAAGCCTACGGGTGCTACCCAATCTTTGGCAATTGGCACAAATAGTTTTTAGATTAGTAGCCGCAGTATTCCGTAAATTTCCATCCACAAATAGCACATCAAGTTGTGCCTTATCCTGAGCTTTAAATCCACACAATTCACATTTTTTGTGTTTCTTGTAACCTGATCGTTGCAAAGCAGTGATGCCTCCAACCTTTTTGCCAACAGACTTCCTTATGCAGGAATCACACTGACTCCTCCAATATACCTTGTTATTCCGCTTGTAGGCATAAGCCCTAGGTTTAGCCTTACAGGTATTGCATAAAGGTCTGTTCATGTACCGCATACACTTATTTACGTCACCTATATAGGCACCAGGAAAATGGTAAATTCTGTCGTAAAAACCATACGATTGAATAAATAACTCTAGTATACGTAAACACTTGCAAGGAGAATACGAAAAATGGCATTAACATCACCAGGAGTAGAAGTTTCAGTAATAAATGAAAGTTTCTACGTACCATCAGATGCGGGTACAACACCACTATTCATAGTAGCATCATCACAGGACAAGACAAATGGTGCAGGAGACGGCACAGCGGCAGGAACACAAACTTCTAATGCCAACACTGCATACTTGATCTCGTCACAGAGAGAATTGACAGAGACTTTTGGAGATCCAAAATTCTACAAAGACACTTCAGGAAATTCATTACATGGTTATGAATTAAACGAATGGGGTCTACAAGCGGCTTACAGTTTCTTAGGAGTTGCTAACAGAGCCTACGTACTAAGAGCAAATGTAGACACAGCGGAATTAGTTGGAAGTGCCTCGGCACCGACAGCGGCACCGACAGATGGCACATACTGGTTTGACCTTGCATCAAGCAGTTACGGTTTATTTGAGTGGTCTGCTACGAATCAATCATTCACAACAATTACTCCAACACTTATCACTTCAACAAGTGACCTAGTTGGTGGTGTTTCAACTGGTGCACCAAAAACTTCAATTGGTGTAATTGGTGACTACGCAATCAACACGACACACGTTACCAACAAGATCTATAAAAAAACAGCAAGTAACACTTGGGTACAGGTTGGATCAGAAGCATGGTCAACATCTCTACCAGTAGTGTCAGTCGCTCCCGGAACCACAGTAACTAGTGGACACACAATGATCATGAATGGTGTGACAATCACAACAAGTGGTACAACACTTTCAAACGTTGCGGCAGTGATCGGATCAAACGTGACTAACGTAACAGCAAGTGTGAACAGCACAACAGGTAACCTAGAAATATTCCACAACGGTAAAGCACTGGGTGACTCAACAGGTGGTGCGGGCACTATCAGATTCGAAGAAGGAAATGGAACACTATTATCAGACCTTGGAATAACAGCAGGTGTTAACAATGGTCCTAAATTCTTACAAGACAAACACACTAACAGACCTACTTGGAAGACAGCAGACGAGAACAGACCCAACGGTTCAGTTTGGTTCAAGACAACTTCTGCAAACTCAGGTGCGGCTTTAGTTACAAAACTTTACAGTTCATCAAGTGCTAGTTTCTCTCAGGTTGCTAGTCCACTTTATGCAACACACCACTCTGCGATCTACAACCTAGACGCGGCAAACGGTGGAACTTCATTAACAGTTGGAACTTTATACGGACAGTACAATGTCACTGAGGAGTCAATGACGGCAGGCGATGCCTCTGATGCAACTCCTAACGTGGGTGACTTCCAACTGTTCAGATACGAAGGCGGTGCTACGACTATCACGAGTAACAGCACATCTCCAACTTTCACAAGTTCAGAGACTTTCTCAATACAGGAATCAATTAAAAATCAAGAAGCGTTAAGTTCAGCAGTAACAGTTACACTGGGTGGTACAGATGCAGATGCATTTGTGGCGGCAGTGAGTGCGGCAGGTTTAACAAACGTTTCTGCTACTAAACTATCAACAGGTGCTATCCAAATGACACACGCACTGGGTGGTGAGTTCAGGATGTTTGACACATCAGGAACACCATTGGCGGATGCAGGTTTCAGTTCAACTACGGCACACAGTTATGGAACATACACAGCGAACAGTTCAACTTTGATCGACAACTTGTATGATCTACCAACAGGTGAGAGCCTTGACTCAAGTGCTAACACAGGCGTAATGGCAAGTAACTGGAAGAGATTGAGTTACACTGCTTCAACAAGTGCACCAAGCAATGAGCCAGCAGACGGTACATTATGGTACCACACTGCGACAGACGAAGCAGACATTATGGCACACAACGGTTCAACTTGGGTTGGTTACGCAACAGCATACTCAGGCACAGATCCAAACGGTCCACAGTTTTCAGCAACAGCACCAACTACACAATCAGATGGTACTGCACTTGTAACTAACGACTTATGGATTGACACTAGTGACTTAGAAAACTATCCAAAACTTTACAAGTACAACACATCAGCAACTATAAGTTCTACAAATACAGCGAACCAAGTGGCAGTGACTACTTCAGGTGCGGCATGGGAACTAGTTGACAAAGCAGATCAAACAACAGAAGATGGTGTTGTGTTTGCAGATGCTAGATATCACACAGCGGCAGACAAAGCAGATTCATTGTCTACAGGCGGTACAGGATCACCAAGTTCAATCAAAGACTTATTGAGCGATGGTTTCCTAGACCCAGATGCTCCTAATCCAGACTTATACCCACAAGGGATCATGTTATGGAACACAAGAAGATCTGGTTACAATGTTAAGGAATACAAAAACAGTTACATCACAACTACAAAATACCCAGGAAGCGGCGCAACTGGATTAGGTAACATCAGAGCAAGTAACGAGAGTGTATCAACTTACTTCCCTGACAGATGGGTTACTAAGTCTAGCAACAACGCAGATGGCTCTGGATCTTTTGGTAGAAAAGCACAGAGAAAAGTGATCGTTGAACAACTTAAATCAGAGATCGACACTAACCAAGCAATTAGAGAAGACCAAAGAGGCTTCAATGTAATTGCTACACCTGGTTATCCAGAGTTGATCTCAAACATGATAAATTTAAACACAGATAGAAACAACACAGCGTTTGTAGTTGGTGACACACCTTTAAGATTAGAAGGTACATCAACTGCTATACAAAACTGGGCCAACAACACAGCGTCAGCACTTGACAACGGTGAAGACGGCCTAATAAGTTCAAGTGATTACTTGGGCGTGTTTTATCCATCTGGTTTGACTACGGACAACACAGGTAAATCAGTTGTCGTTCCACCATCACACATGATGTTAAGAACACTGGCCAACAACGACAATATCGCATTCCCATGGTTCGCACCATCAGGAACAAGAAGAGGTATCGTTGACAACGCCACAGCAGTTGGTTACATTAACACAGCGTCTGGAGAATTCGAAACAATATCTGTTACGGAGTCAGTGAGAGATTCAATGCATGAGGTAAAAGTGAATCCAATCACTTTCTTCTCAGGAGCAGGAATCGTTAACTTCGGTAACTTGACTAAGACATCAGCAAGTTCTGCCTTAGATAGGATCAACGTTTCAAGACTAGCAGTGTATCTAAGAACACAATTAGATGCAATCGCTAAACCATTCATCTTTGAACCAAACGATGAATTGACTAGAAACGAGATCAAGGGTGCGGTAGAATCATTCTTGTTGGAGTTAACAGGTCAGAGAGCATTGTATGACTTCCTAGTAGTTTGTGATGAGACGAACAACACACCTACAAGGATTGACAGGAACGAACTGTACGTAGATATAGCAATTGAACCGATCAAATCAGTTGAATTCATCTACATACCGTTGAGAATCAAAAACACAGGAGAAATTGCAAAGTTAGGGAACTAATTTTGAATAAATAGGAGAAACAGATGGCAATATCAACTTTATCAAAATTTACAGTACCACTAGCAAACGATCAGAGTTCAGCATCACAGGGTTTATTGATGCCAAAACTACAGTATCGTTTCAGAGCGATCCTGGAAAATTTTGGAGTATCAACACCGAGATCAGAACTTACAAAACAAGTTATTGACATAACAAGACCTAACTTGACTTTTGACAACGTGACACTAGATGTGTACAACTCAAAAGTATATGTTGCAGGTAAACACACTTGGGATCCAATCACAATCACATTGAGAGATGATGTTAACAACTCAGTTACCAAACTCGTTGGTGAGCAGATCCAGAAACAGTTTGACTTCTTTGAACAGTCAAGTGCGGCATCAGGTATTGACTACAAATTCACAACTAGGATTGAGATGCTAGACGGTGGTAACGGAGCAAGTGCACCAAATGTATTAGAAACATTTGAGTTATACGGTGCATATGTTGAGAATGTCAACTACAACTCACTAGCATACGCAACATCAGATCCAGCAACTATCACAATGTCGGTAAGATACGACAACGCGATCCAAACTCCAACAGGAACAGGAATTGGAACAGCGGTATCTAGAACGATCGGTACTCTAAGTACAGGTGGTGGACAGTAATACAAAAAATTAAGTAAGCAATTATAACATCAAAAGCGTCTTTATAGGCGCTTTTTTTGTGGCCATAAATACGAGTATGCCAAGCATAAACAACTTCTTAAAAGGTTTCCAGGACGGATTACCAGGTATGAAAGACTACCAACACGCATCTAGATTGTACGTAGACGACAACTACAAGTTGATGCCGAAACAGAAATTCCTGTTCCACGTTGTTTTCAACACGGATGAGACCTTGTTCCAGGGAGGCTTTAACGCCAACGAGAGATACCAACTTAACATGTTGGTCAAAGCATGTGAACTGCCTAAGTACAACATGAGTTACGAAGAGAAGACACAATACAACAAGAAGATGTATGCTGGCACAAGGATAGCATACGAACCTGTGAACATTACATTCCACGATGATCATGCAGACACCGTAAACGCATTCTGGAAGAAGTACTACGAGTACAACATAGCAGATTCGATAGGCATGAACAGTGACCTAACCATAAACAACACCAAGGATGACTACTACAACTTTGGTGATGCGAGACAGACGACCAAGTTTGGTATGGACACACCGAGACAGAGGCAGAAACCGTACCTGAAAGGCATCGAGATCTTCGTGTTGCATAAGAAACGTTTCACGTCAATGACTTTGGTCAATCCTGTGATTGGATCATTCTCACATGATAACCTAGATCAGGCTGACGGTGCGGGAGTGTTGAACAACACAATGCAGATACTTTACGAGACCGTGATATACAAGGCAGGCATAATCAACAGGAACAACGTTCCGGGTTTCGCCACCATCAACTACGATCAATCACCTAGTCCGTTAAGTGTGCTTGGAGGTGGTACCAACAGCATATTTGGGCCTGGAGGAGTAGTGGATGGCATAGGTTCGGTGATCAGGAACGTTCAGTCAGGCAATATACTTGGAGCCATATTGTCAGCATCCAACACCTATAACAATGCCAAGAAGATCAAGAAGAAAGATGTAAAGGCCGAGCTTAAGGGCATTGCCAAGGAAGGCATCTTGGAGATAGGAAAGCAGGCAGGAACAATATCAAACCCTGTAGCACAATTCAGTGTTGGTGCCGCGACCATACTGGGTGCTTCAGCACTGGCATCGGCAAGGGGCACAGCGGACAACAAGAACCAGGCCAACAACACAGTGGTAAACAATTCAACCGTGGACACCGCAAACTTCCTGGGAGAAGGCGAATCATTCAATCTTGTGTCCAATGACGAGAACGTCAGGGATGAAATAGCGGCCGCGTTATACTTCAGAGACATAGGTTCTCGAAAAGGATTAACGATAGCACAATCTAATCTGGAATACGAGGCATCCGCTGACAACATAAAAACTGTATACAGCAACAAGGCCATAACAGACGTGAGGAAGTTGGTCACAGAAGGATACATAAAAATTGCAAGACAAACACAAGACGTCGAAGTCGCAACAGAGAAAGCAAATATATAATGACTGAATTTTATACCAACTTACCAGCCAAGGACGAGGACCAGTTAAATGATACGATAAACAAGTTGACAACAAGTAATTATGAGACAGAATATGAATTCAATGTTGGTGAATATGATAGCACAATAGCATTCTTTGTAAAGAGAAATTTTTCGAGAGAGGCCGCAGAAGCAACGGCATATGCGATTATGTCACAAGCAAAAATTGACAACATCAAACCTCAACAGATTTTGGATAAACTTACATATGCCACACCGGCCTTATTGTCTGAACTGATAACCATAATATTAAACGCCAACAGATACAAGTCAAGTAGGCTGGGTGTTAGGAAAACACTGGCCACCAAAGAGACGGTATCTAGAAACATCATAGACTAATGTTACCGAGATTTGCTAGGGGCAAGTTCTCTCCCAAGAATCAAGAGAAATATGTAGGCACTAAAACACCAACTTACAGATCAAGTTGGGAACACGCATTCATGAGGTTGTGTGATGAACATCCAAATGTGTATCAATGGGCGAGTGAATCAATCAAGATTCCTTACCGTCATCCATTTACAGGAAAATATACAGTGTATGTGCCAGACTTCTTTATTGTTTATCAAGATAAGAATGGTAGAAAACATGCAGAGATGGTTGAGGTCAAACCAATGAGTCAAACTACAATGGAATCAGCCGGTAAAAGCATGGCAAAGAAAAAACAGGTTGTGATAAACATGGCTAAGTGGGAGGCCGCTAGTGCTTATGCTAAACAAAGAAAAATAAAATTTAGAGTGGTATCAGAAGAACAGTTATTCCACAACGGAAAACGTAAGTAAATACGACAATGACTAAGAAATTAGAGGACATCTTAAATTTACCAAATGTAAAAGAAGCATTCAAAGAGGTAGATAAGAAAGAAAAAGACAAGAAGATCAAAGAGGCAAATGGCCAACACGCATCAGCAAAAAACTTAGATCCACAGACACAAAAGAATCTACAGAAGAGTTATGCTGAATTTGACAAGGTTGCGGCCGCACTACCACAAGTGAAGGGACTGGGAGAACTGTCCGATCTAGAATTAGACAAATTGGCCATAGAAGCAGAAGAGAGTTATAAGAACTTGATGGATCTGGGCATGAATGTTGACTCCAGATATTCAGGAAGAATATTCGAAGTAGCGGGCAATTTCCTACGTAACGCCATAGACGCCAAAAGCGGCAAGATTGACAAAAAACTCAAA